AAAATTTAATCCATCAACAGGCGCGTTAACTGCAAACCAGTTAATCATTGCACCATAAGGAAATATCATGGGAAATTTAGTTTTTCAAGCAACATTAGGCGGTCAAGTTAACTTGGTTGGCCCTAACACAGCGTCAACTTTTAACTTAAATGTGCCTGCTACTTCTAGCACGATAGCGACCTTAACTGGTACTGAGACATTTACCAACAAGACGCTGACTAGCCCAACGCTGACTACGCCTGTTTTGGGTACGCCTTCTAGCGGTACTTTGACAAACTGCACAGGCTTGCCTAACGCTGGTTTAACAAACTCAAGCATAACGATTGGTGGAACAGCGATTGCTTTGGGCGCATCTAGTTCTACGATTACAAATGACTTGTCTATCTCAGGTCTAACAGTAGGTAAAGGCGGTGGTGCTGTATCTACTAACACGGCTGTGGGTGCTAGTGCTTTGGGTGCTAATACAACTGGTGCAAACAATACCGCTATTGGTAACTCTTCAGCATCAGCAATTACCACAGGTGTTGAAAATGTGGCTATTGGGTCACTTTCTTTGAATACTGCTACTACGGCTAGTTACAACACAGTAATGGGGTTACGCTCTGCATATTCTTCAACTAGCGCAACAGAAAATGTAGCGATTGGATATTACTCACTCAATGCTTCTACAACGGGTTCAACCAATGTTGCGGTAGGTGCTTCATCCCTTAGATTTAATACCACAGGAAGTTCTAATGCCGCTTTTGGTCATCAAGCACTTCTCTCCAACACCACAGCATCTAACAACACAGCAGTAGGTTATCAGGCGCTCTATTCAACTACTACTGCTGGATTTATTACCGCACTAGGTTATCAAGCAGGATATAGCGCAACATCAGGATACAGTCTTTATGTAGGTAATCAGGCTGGTTACAACACGACTGGTGCTGGCAATACTTTTGTCGGTGCTAATTCCTCGTCAGGATTTGGTGCTGGTTATGCAGTAACAACTGGCGGTGCTAATACTATTCTCGGTGGATATTCGGGCAACCAAGGTGGCTTAGACATTCGCACAGCATCAAACTACATTGTGCTGTCTGATGGGGCTGGGAATCCGAGACAGTATATGAATGGAAGCGGTCAAGCATCTTGGGGTAGCCCAATGATTGACGGATTCTTAAATCTAAAGTGGGCAGGTCAAAGTTATATTGGTATGGTTTATAACAATACCGATACTTTTGGCTCATCTGCAAATATACGATTCAAAAATAATGGTACTACTGTTGGAGATATTACTTCTACAACATCTGCAACTTCGTACAACACTTCTTCAGATTATCGTTTAAAGCATGATGTTCAACCAATGGTAAATGCATTGGCTAAAATTTCACAATTAAAACCTGTTACATATAAATGGAATATTGATGCTTCATTTGGGCAAGGTTTTATTGCTCATGAATTACAAGAAGTTTTCCCCGATGCAGTTCATGGCGAAAAAGATGCTGTTGAGGAAGATGGTTCAATCAAACCACAAGGCATTGATACATCATTTTTAGTTGCTACTCTTGCGGCATCTATCCAAGAACTAAAGACAATCGTTGACGCACAAGCCGCAGAGATAGCGGAACTTAAAGCAAAGGTGGCATAAATGGAAGAAATTACACAAGAACAAATTGCACAGCACTACTCTGCTTGCATGGACTCAGTTAACCTGATTAACTTTGGACAGCCACAAGGCATGACAGCAGAAGATTGGGCAGACTGCTTGTCACGCAACAAAGAGCATTTGGTCATCATGCTTGCAAAAGACTTTTGGACAACTGAAGATTTGTCACCATTACGGACAGCATCAGCATGAACTACGCTTGGAAAATACTAGATATTTACGCTGATGGTGAGAAAATCACCTCGGCTAAATACCATTGCGCTGTTTTTGATGGTGAAAACACAGTAGAAACAGAAGGTTACGCCACTTTTGATGGTGATGCTAAGACTGCTTTTTCTGAAGTAACAGAGGAAATGGTCGCACAATGGGCTAAAGAATCGCTGACAATCAATGGCGAATGTCTAGTAGAAAAGCGTTTGGCAGAACAGTTAGCCAATCTGGAAAAAAAGCCAGCAGTTGCGCCTTGGAAACCACAGATATTCACGCCTGACTTATAAGGGTTAACCATGACAGTCCCAATAGACATTGTTTCTCGCGCACTAAAAGACATTGGTGCATTGGAGGCGGGCGAGACACCGACACCAGAAGCCGCACAAGACGCTTTTGAAATGCTAAACGACCTTATAGACCAATGGTCAAATGAGGACATGATGGTATTTAATGTGACTGAGATTATTTTCCCAGTCATAGCGGGTCAGACTCAGTACACGATTGGTCCCGTTGCATCAACTGCTAACTTTATCGGTGCGGCTTTTACAGGCTCAATTTCTGGAAATGTGCTAACTGTTACTGGAATTACATCTGGTGCAGTAGCACAAGGTCAAACTTTAAGCGGGTCAGGAATTACAGCAGGCACAAAGATTGTGGACTTTCTTACGGGTGCAGGCGGTAATGTTAATGAGGTAGGCACTTATCAACTTAACATTAGTCAAACAGTAGCATCAACTGCGATTACTGCTTACTACGAAAAGCCATTACAGATTAATTCTGCTTTTGTGCGAATAAACACCAATTCCAATGGAATGCCCATCATTAATGGTGGTTTGGACTATCCAGTTTCTGTTCTTGCTTTGCAAGACTACGAAATGATTGGTTTAAAGACGCTTAGTGGACCTTGGCCAAAAGCAATTTACTTTAATGCTGGCGCGGATACGGGTAACTTGTTTGTATGGCCAAATCCATCGCAAGGCGAAATGCACTTGTTTGCTAATACGATATTTAGCAGATACAACACTTTATATGACACTATAAGTCTGCCACAAGGCTATTCAATGGCGTTACGCTGGTGTTTAGCAGAGCGTTTGATGCCGATGTATGGCAAGGCTAGTCAAGTGCAAATAGCGATGATTAGTGGCTATGCGGCGCAAGCAAAAGCAACTATTAAGCGCAACAACATGAGTCCGCTACAAGTGGCAAGATACCCAGATGCTTTGATGAATACTCGCTCTAAAGATGCGGGTTGGATTCTTACTGGGGGGTTTGTCTAAATGGACTTTGGACTTGTTGGACCTTCCTACTCTGCGCCCTCAATTTATCAGGATGACCAAGAGACAATCAATTTCTTTCCAGAAGTTGACCCTCTAAAGCAGGCTGGTGAGCGTGGCGTATTTGCGCTGTATCCAACCCCTGGTCTTACCTTAAAAGCCTTACTGCCAAACCTACAAGAAGTGCGTGGTATGCGTACTGTGTCGGGTGGCGCACAAATGGTAGTTGTGTGTGGCTCTTATGTTTACGCTTTTACTTCTAACTTAGTGCCGTCTGTAATTGGACTTTTGAACTCAAGTTCTGGTCGCGTGACTATTACAGATAACGGCATCAATGTCTACATCGTAGACGGGGCATATCGCTATACATGGCGCATATCTTCGCCTGCTAACGCTGTGTTTACAGGCTCAACTTCTGCAACGACATTAACTGTTACTTCTATGTCTAGCGGCACTATTGCTGTTGGGCAGTCGCTTTATGGCGTGGGAGTATCGGCAGAGACTGTTATAACGGCTCTAGGTAGCGGTTCTGGCGGTGTTGGTACATACACCATCAACTTATCTCAAACACTTACCAGCAGGGCTTTAAACGCAACTGCGGTAGGTGCAAGGATTACAGCAACCATAGCGACAAATGTTTTGACTGTGACTGCTGTTGCTACTGGAACTTTGTATCTTGGGCAAACAATCCAAGGCGCAGGCGTTACCGCAGGAAGCGTGATTACTGCTTTTGGTACGGGTTCTGGTGGAGTCGGTACTTATACGCTGAGTACAAACAGCACAGTCGCGGTAGGCGTGACCATGTACGCCATCAACTTTTCTGTTTTACCATCGACAGACGGGGCTTTTAGTGGTGGAGAAACTTGCGACATAGTAGACAACTACTTTGTTTACAACCGCCCTTCCTCTCAACAATGGGGCGCGTCTAACTTACTTTCGCCCATTTCTGGTTCTACTTCTTATTCGGTTAAAGATGGTGCGCCAGATAACTTGGTGGCTCTTATCGTTGACCACCGCGAAGTCTATTTAATGGGCGAGGTTTCGTCAGAGGTGTGGATTGATGTAGGTGCTGTGCCATTTCCATTTCAAAGAATTCCTGGCACTTCTACGCAACACGGGGTTGCGGCTAAATTCTCGCTTGCTAGATTAGGTAATTCGTTTGCTTATGTATCACGCAATA